TTGTTCCTGTGGAAGGCACTACGGTTGTTAAATCTACTTCAGAGGTAACAACGCCAGGAGATACTTGAAACGCCATGTTTATGCTCCTATAAATGGAGAAATAGAAAATCTACGGAATATTTAGTAATTCATAATTTTGTACTAGGTGCCCCAGTTTTTACCCTCCACCACGTTCCAGAGAGCTCCATCTGATACAAAAGAATTGTTGCGCTCCTCTAATACAACGGGTAAGGGCAACATTTCATCCTCGATTTGTTGCATTTGTTGCTCGTAGAGACGTTTCTTGATATTCGTGTCACTTATCTCGGAGAAAAAGTTTTGACTCGTGCACCACGAGAACAAAACAAGACACATAATCAAATCGTCATGGCTTCCCTCTTCAGCTTCAAAACTAGTTCCTCTTGCGATAAATGTGGATAACTCTGAGATAGTGTCGAAATCTGTAATAATGATTTGCTGAGATTCAATTAAATTCTTTAAAATCGAACACCCCATACGCTTCACACTCTTAGTGGTTCTCAATCCTCGACTAGATTTTGTACCATATCCCCATGTTAACGATATTCGACCTTTAAGATCAACTGTGGAAAGAATATTCTCATATTCATAGTCATCGAAAAGAGAGTCCACTACTTGCTGACCATTATCGTTTATTTCAATTAGCACATATGCATTGTTATAATATTGCGCTATCTTTTTTATAATACTGGGATACACAAGTGGGCTTATGTTGTTATCTCTATATGTCGAAACAAGTTTATAGGGAATCGAGTTAATATCTATTACAACAAAGGCTGAATAATCTAAGCCTTTTCCTCGACTAGTGTCAGCCACAATTAGATAGTTATGATTCGCTGCAGGTTGATCGTAAATGTTAATTCCGCTATCAGTTTTGTTTAAAGGTTTGTTAAATGCTAAACTCTTAAGCCCAGCTGCAGAGATAAGAGTTCCAGAGGAACCCATAAACTCAGTTTCGACCTCTTGATAGTATTTTTGATCACCAAGAACTCGCCGTTGTTCATCAGCCCATCGCTGATCTCTTCCAGGAACATTTCTCCAGTTTGCCTCGATATGCATAAATCCATTGTGACCCTCTATCGCTTCGTTCCACATTTTGTAAAAATGATTCATTCCATTTGGTGTCGAGGAGATAAGAATTTTAGATGTTTCACCTGAAGATATCGTAGGATACACAGAGGTAAAGAAATCCTCGGCAATATTACTTGGAACGAATGCAAACTCATCGAGATATAGTAAAGAGATAGAGAAACCACGAATTGCACTCGAGGCAGTCGAAGTTGCCATTACACGGCAATTATTCTCGAGTTCAATATCACCTTTATTCCAGACTCTCACACCCTGTTGAATCCAGAGTGGTAACGCCTCGTATGCAATTTTAATTCGACTTAAAATCTCACGTGCTGTCGGCGCTTTGTTGGCAAGAATGGCTACAAATTTATCATTATTGAAAAGAATGTACCATAGAATGTAACCAACAACCATCGTCGTCTTTCCAAGCTGACGACCTGCTTTGAGAATTACCTTTCGATTATTTGTAATATCATTTATCGCTTGTGTTTGAAAAGGATAAAGATTTATATTAATAAATCCTCGATCAAGCGTAATAATTTTTACATAACGCTCAATGAAAAAGATTGGATCCTCGGCGCATTTCACATATTCACGGATTTGTTCCTCCGTGAGTGAGACTGGCATATTAACTTTTTTTAAGTTTGGATTGCCAAGATAATTTTTAACTCTAAGTGGTAGATTCATTTTTTATTTTTTTCAATAACTCTGTTGTTGAACCGACAAATACAGCTTTGTCGACATTAATATTGGTTGGAGTTACTTCTTTTGGCTTCAGATCCTGTTGCTGTTTCTGAAGAATCATTAATTTCTCTGTTACATCAGAGAGATTTTTTATCATATTTGCAGCCACTTCGTATGCTCGAGGATGTTGTGATTCTTTTGCAACCTCTAAAATACCATCTAATGCTTCATTACCTCGCTCGATAAGATTATAATAATTTGATCGAGAATAATCAGCATCTGGATTTTCACCGTTCTCTTTAAAAATTGTAACTGGTTTATCCTCTTTTACAGCAGGGATATAATCAGTATTCAAGATTTCTGCTAAATTTTTATCGGTTTCACTCATAAATCACGTTATGTTCGGTGCATGATCAATATCGATATCAAATCCAAATGCAGTATTTGCATTAGCTGATATTGGATCTGGTTCAATTGTAATTCTATTTAACTGATAATCTGTCGCTGAATTATAAGAATATAGATTGTAAGCAGCATTCGAAACTGCTCCAGTGATAGTATTTCCAGAGGTGAACGAACCGCTTATATCACTTACAACAAGTATATTAGCTGTATTATTCCAAGAACTTACGAATCCTCTTACTGAAGCTCCATCAACATTACGACCTTGATAAACCATTTCACCAATTTTAAATTGTCCTGTTCCTGTATTTAAATTAAATCGTTTTGCTTCGTTACCTCCACTGTTAAACTCATAAGTATTCGCAGTAACTTTGCGAATAATTTCAACATTGCTCACAGGACCATATAGATAACCCTTCATGGTAAAACCTAAATTCCATTGTAAAATTCTTAATTCTTGTGGTGGACCCTCTGTTCCACCAGAATTATAATTTACACTTTGAAGAATTAAAGGAACATCAACTGGATTTCCAACACCTACCAAATCTAATGTCATCGTATAATCTGGATTAAAGTAAGGTAAGATTTGTTCAATTAGTTGTGTGCCATCCTCTGTATTTCGAACATAGATGAAAAGTGAAAAATTAAAGTTATATGGAGCAAGAAAGGTTGTTTTAATTGCTGTTTGGTTTAATGGTCCATACTGATTAATATATGGTGAAATTTTGCGAGTAGTATCGTAAGCGATATCGGTCAATTCAAATGACATACGAGGCAATGTGAGTTGAACACGTCGATCAAGATTTGGATCTTGTGTAATACGCGAATAAAACTTTTCTTTTGATAGGTAATTCAATGGAACTACAATGCGTTCTAGTTCAGTAGTTCCCGCTAAGTTATAACGAAACAATTTTAAATTATTGAACATCGAGCCGAAAGCAACGACCATCTTCCGCGTTATGCGATGATAAAAGTGTTGACCAGATAACATATTATGGCTCGTCTAGTGTTCCAAATGGATTAGATTCTGTAAAGTCTAGAATATTATCTGCTTCATTTTCAAGTAGTACATTCTCTTCAAGTGCATCTGTCTGATTCTCTTGCGGATCTACGCTAGTCATCGTCCATTGCGCATTTGATTCTGAACCTTTTATAAGTGTATTTGCTGCAAATGATCCTTTGATATTTCGAATAATTAGTTTTCTAGTTGGTAAATCCCAACTTGAAACGTATCCACGTGCTGTCGCTGAAGCCAAATTGGATCCCTGAAATACAATCTCGTTATTCGTAAATGTGCTCGAGCCACCAGCTTGCATTGTAAATTCAATTCCATATGCACTTAATTGCGCAATTATATCGATCTCATTTATTCCTGTATCGAAAATTTCACCATTATAACGTAACATCTCTAGATTTAGAGAGTACATATATGGAGCAACTTTTCCTGCCTGGAAGAAATTCTTTTCCTCTTCAACAAACTTTATCTCCATTATTTTTTCTTGAATGGGTAGATAAATTAAATCGCCCTCTTTTGGAAGATTCCGAAGTGTTTTAGGTATAACTCGTTCAAATGTTCTTCGTGCTACAGTCACACGTGCTTCTTTTTGAATTTGCAAACCAAATTTAGAAAAGAATTCTTGATTACCTTCGAAATCTTGAAATGAGTCAAGATACATATCGATCTTAAAAGCCTTTGTAAATTTTTTAACAGAATCATCGCCAAACAATCGATCTAACTCTGATTGAGATTCTCGAGGAAGATAATAAATGTCGATACCATGATTGCGTATGGATTCGATAATCATATCTTCAATCAGTAGTTGCTCTCGAGTCGCGCCCTGATTGTTAAAATAAACTGACGTTGCCATATCAACCAACGCACATCATTGGAGGCTCTTCAAATACATCGCGCAGTTTACCCTCGAGCCGTTGAATCTCTTGATCTGCTTCAGCGTAAATCCTTTCTCCATTTATAACCAATCCTCCAGGTAAAGTATAATTACCATATTTTTTTAGATTAGTTCCCCATTGGCGTTTAAATAATTGAGTTGTATACTCCTTGACCCAAGAATCATTATAAACTCTTTCATAAGAATCTTGATCAACTATTCGATTTGCGCGAAATAGTATGTACTCATTTACATTTAATTTAGAATCCCAATCTTGGAACAGATAGAGACGATTTGTCTTTTTATTATATGAAAATGGTACATCTCCTGTAATGATCATATCAAGCATTGACAAGTGTTGGCGAGCGATATAATAATAAGCATATGATGAGGCTGTTAAACTATAGAAATCGTTTAAGCGAATTTGATAGTTAACATCAAATATGTTGAACTCATTTCCGTCTAATGAAGATACCGAGGTGCCAGAAAAAGGAAACACCTGACTTACACCAATTATATTGTCACATAAGGTGATATACTTGTTTAAAATATCAGCATTCGTTACTTTATGCCCAAGGTACATAGTCTCAGTACCATCGTAGTGATAATCTTGGAATAGCTGCAAAGCATCGTCCATACGATCGTCGAGCTGATCGTCATCAACATTTATATCGATTACAGGAAAACCAAGATTTCGGAGGCAATGATCTTTAAGTGTGGATTTATTGGTAGGTTTCGCCATTTAGAACCTCGCATGTAGTACTATATTTAGTTATTCGATCAATCTACCCTCTCGAGATGTATAAATTCGATCAGGATCCATGTGAGCAAACTGCTCCCAATTAGGCTCGCCCTCTAATATTCTTTTACCAGTCGTCTCCTCGCCGATATGCTCAATTATATTTTCGCCTCGAGAATTTTTTAATGTGGCAGAATACATCTGATGAAAATGGTCTAGATAAACCATTATCATTCCTTCATTAATATTAAACTTCCAATAATCTTGGAATGGATATTCGATAATATTCTTACGATATAAACTAAAGATTATCGGAAAAGTCTTTGTATTTTTGCTATAGTAAAATTGCTTGAATTGCGTATCGCTCGATTCAATAGTTGATGGCTTCTCATTAAAGTACCATGGTTGTCGTTGTAAAACAACCGAGGCAATTTTAGATTCTGACTCGAGACATTCAATCAGATCGTCGACTTTAATTGGTTCTTTTAGAATTACGTCATCCTCTTGATGAAGAACGTAATCTACATCCATACCTCGGAGCGAGGAGAAGAAATCCGACCAATTTACCGATAGTCCTTTATTAACTGAATTTCTCCATATCTCAAATCTATAGCGTTTACCAATCAAATCAAAGATCGCATCATTGCGTGTTCTTGGATAATCATCGACAATAATCTTTCGAACCTCATGATTTCCATAGTCTAAATTAGACAATGAGTTAAGTGTCGGAAACAGATATCGAATCCTGTTGCAAGAAAAGATTACATGAAGAATCTTCATTAGTATTCTGTATTAAAAAAGAATGTTTGAAATAGTCTTCCGTTTTGAAGATTATTTCCGAAATAATCTACTGAAGCATGATACATGTTTCCGCGATATAATACTAATCGATTATATTTGTTCGAGACATAATCTGTCATATCCCATTTGGTGTAATCATATCCATCATACTGCGGCTCATCGTTATTAGATCGCTCATACTTCTTGTTCTCTTTCCATCGATATAGTGCAGTGCCAGCAGATATTGGTGCATCAGGGTTCAGATAACAAACACCAGCCCAAGTATTAAAACTATCTGCATGTATCCATGTACGATCTTTCGCCATGCAAATTTGAAAAGCGCCTGTGTATCCAGAACTTTCAAACCAATCTGTTATTTTTCCACTCGAGTGTTGAACAATTCCTTGAATTGCACTTTTCAAATCGTCTGGTAAATACGCTTTGGTTCGAAGTCCAGGATAATTACCTGAAATTTCGAAAGGTTGTGAGAGCGCATATTCCCTAACTGAATCTGGGTTTGTATAGAAATCATCTATAATAATAAGTTTAACTTTCATTTTATATCTAGTAATGCATAAATCGACCGTCGACACCATTCCATCCCACCACATTCCAATTAGTTTCTATTATTCGACTCTCATTTGGTCGTGTAAGATAGTACATAAGAGTTTCAATATCGTAGTTTATCATTTCTTTACTGTCGATGAAATGCATTGCAGCTTCATTTATCTCTATTATTGAATTTAAATTAGATGAACCAAATGCATACATAACGGTGCAATATTGTCTCAACATATCATCATTTTGTATCGCTCTACGATCGACCATCCAATAATTCCAATTGTCATTCCATTTAAACTGTAGGGGTTTCTTAAAGAAGAATTTATCTTTATTTTCTTCTGTGAATAAACCATTATTAAAATTATTATGAAAATATCTTCCTGTGGCTTTTATGACAAAATCATAACCTTGTAATTCCTTCTTAAAGTGCGTATAAAACGAGTTTAGTAGTAAACATTCACAATAACTTTTATTTGTATGTGTGTTTACTTTTTCAAATGCTGTATATGAAATTTCTTTGAGTGGCACGAAATCAACATTTTCAAACACATTAAACATTCTTTCATATTCGACATAGTCATCTGATGAATCGATTATCTTTATTTTTGCATCGGGTAAAATATTTTTAATCGAATTGATGGTAAAGATTGTTTGTCTAAATCGTTCATCTTTATTAAAAATAGAACGTGTTTCACTATATGTAAATTTACCTTCTCTTGGTTGAATTGATGAACCTACTACTACAATTTTATTCATAGAATTTATTTTTAATAACTTTCTGTAAATATTGATGGTGTTTTTTATGCACCTCTTCGTCAGAAAAATTTAGTCCCCACTTTCTACAATCATATGGTGATATTTTATCAATGTTTTCAATTGCAGTTAGTAATGATTTAAAATCGCGAATACGATAACCCGTATCGCCTTCTAATACAATCTCTGGGAATGCGCCCCAGTCTGTTGTAATTACTGGAGTGCCGCAGAGATTCGCCTCAATAATCATGTTACCAAATGGCTCAACGTAGTATGTTAAACCAAATAGTGCTTTGGCGTTCTTCATTAGTTTCATGCGTTGTTCCGCATCATTTACATATCCAATTACCTCAACATGATCAGGCACGTTAGAATAACCAAGATCATGCAATGATCCAGGTCCAGCTATTTTAAGTTTTTTGCCAAGTTTTTCTGTGGCTTGAATTGCTAAATGAATGCCCTTCTCTTCACAAACTCTTCCAAAGTGTAAAAAATAATCCTCTTTTGTTTCAGAGTATTCGAATTCTTCAATCGTAAATGGATTACCAATTACTGCATCAAACCACGAAGGATTCATGAGCATCCCTCGTTCGCCATAAAAAAAGTGCATCTGAGCGTAAGAGGTAAACACTCTATAGTCACTAAAAATTCCACTTGTTCTATAGCCAATAGAAGGCTCTACGGCAATACATTCTGGATTCATTTTGCACGCAAGTTGATTATCAATACCAAAAAAACATACAATAATATCACCCTTATCTGAACGTTTGCGTATTTGCGCGCCTGCACGTTCATTAAATAATCTTATCTCCACAGGCGTGGTATTAATATCGACATGCTCGCAATCCACTTGTGCACCAGGAATACCATAATGAACCATCTCATAATGTTTAGATAGATGCTTGATGTATTTGTATGCATGAACCGCAAAGGGATCTATACGATTCATCAACCCAGTCGGATTTCTGGGATTTGCTAAAACATGTATTTTCATAAAAAAATATTAGAATGTAATTCCTTTAGAAGCAAAGAAATCGTAATCAATTTGATACTTTTGCATAATTAAATTGCGCTCTTCTGTCGTAAACGGAACATCAGTATCTAAATTAATGTTCTCATTTTTGCGCGGTACTTCTTCTATAGTAACATCAAAGAACGAAAGAAGTCGACGTAGTTCATTATCATAATCAGCAAAATTTAAATATGTGATATCAATATCATGATCTAACCATCGTTTTTGATATGCTAATCCAGTTTCTATGGTAGCAGGAATAGTGTCAATCGAAGGAACTAAATCTAATATTTGATCTAATGTGATCGACTCTAAAATTGCTCTGGTTTCTTCCGACAACCATAAATAACTCTCAGGATAATGTCTATTAGGAAACAAAAAGTCATCATATATTTTTTTGCGAACTTGCAATAAAGCCTTTCTCGATTCTTCTAGCGTTGAAAATTTATTAAGAGCACCCATGTATGTGTGTCGTTTATAATATTTAAACGCCGAAGTAAATCTACTCACAGGATCTCTGTAAAAGCAAAAGAATTTATATTTGTCGAAATCAGGCAACTCAAATGCTTGTGATGCTAAAGTATAATTTAAATGATTTTGTTTTTTAAAAGTTACTGGAATATTTTTAAATGCCACCATAATTGAAGTTGATCCAACTTTAGGATTTAAAAACACACCAATTTTTTTTTCTGTACAATATATCATTTACCATTTACCTACAGGACAATTAATTAAATCTTGATTTACAAGATGTTTAACCTTTTGTTCACAAATTCCGCATTTGATTTCTTTTTCTATGTAAAATGCGCATAATTTACAGATATTAAACCGCTTGAGCGCGAGTGAGTCTATCGGATACTCTCTTTTCTCTACTTGCATATTTAGTTATTTAAATTTAGGACCAGAAACCCAAATAACAAGAGATCTACGAATGCCAGATGTGACAGGTGTTACTCGATGTAACATCCAAGATGGAAATGCATATAGCAATCCCTTTTGTTTTTTGGCTTTTATTGGTTCAGCTGATACAAAAAACTCTAAATCCCCACCCTCATACTCATTTGGATCTGATAACTGCAATACTAATGAAAGTTTACGTGGTGTTTCGCGTGATCCTCTATCAATATGCCAAGTATAGTGATCCCCTGCGCCATCGTATACTGTATATTGAAAATCTTCAACAAACCCATCTAAACTAAAATCGTAGAATTGTCCATTGAGATGTCTGCAAATATATGCTAATGAATCATATAACCAAGTCGTCTCATTGTTAAGTTGTATCCAAGAAGTTTTAGATTTTCTAATTTCAGATATAACTTTTCTTTCATTTTCTGTACCAACAATTGCTTCCTTTGGTCGCAAACTCTCACCAATGCGAACAATATCATTAATTTGAGAGTCGGTGAATCCATTTTCCCAAAATGTAAATGTTTGTTCTCTTGTCGATAAATCAGGCGATGGCGCAAAAAAGTATGTGCTCATTACTTTCTACTCCAAATAAAATCTCTATAAATGCTTTCGTGCGCTTTTCTTCTCGCTCTTGTTGTGTTCAAATCTTTATGATCTTTTTTATTAAATGGTCTAATTCTTGATTTTGTAATTAATCCATCTCGTTTAATTGGTATTGCTTGCACCATTGGAGTTCCAGCCTCAATCATGCCAGTATAGTTTGGTAAATGAAAAAAGAATGGAAAGTTAATGTATTCAAAGTAACCATCACAATCAACAAATCCTGACATACAAGTAAATTTTGGATCTTGACGATTTAATGGTGGCACAAATAAAACTGAATATCCTTTCGGAACTTTGATTGCCCACCAATTCAAAAATTTCATTGGTGGTTTCGGCATCATTGGATGCGGTGTTCGTTTGGTACTTATTTGATCAGCATTGTGATTTTCTACAAGAGTCCTTGTGAAAGTCCACTTGTAATTTACACCGCTCGCATCTGTATTTGTGATGAACTCCACATCACCGCAAAGTGGAATAATCCAACCAACAGACATTGCATCAAGAACAGGCGCACAACGCTTGATTGTGCTGTTCTCAATTTTATTTTCGCGATTAATTTTTGGTGGTAATTCTTTGTACCACTCTGGCATCATTTTGCGCGCGGGATATGGCTCAGGCATTGTGCCATATAATTCTTCTTCACACAAGAATTCAATTTCTGGAGTTTTAATTACAGACTTTAATTTCGAAAACATGTTCACCTCACCAATCCATAATTATATATGGATTATTTACATAAAGCAAATTATTGATTTGGCCAAGAGATCGTAATCGATCCTGTTCCAGCACCAGTTCCTACTGAAATTGTACTTGTTGCGCCTTGTGATACTGATTTTTGCATTGTAGAAGAAGAATTGGTTGTGCTAGCTGCGCTTCCAGAACCTCCTGGTTGACCAGAAGTTGCTCCAGTTCCTGCAGAGCCAGCATTACCTGCTGATCCATTTGAGCCAGCTGCACCATTACCGCCAGCGTTTCCTGGTTGCCCTGCTGCTCCTGGTTGACCAGAGGTTGCTCCAGTTCCTGCAGCGCCAGTATTTCCAGCAGCACCATTTGCTCCTGCTGATCCTGGTTGTCCAGCTGCTCCTGAAGTTGCTCCAGATCCTGCAGCACCAGTATTTCCAGCAGTTCCGTTAGCACCAGCTGCTCCTGGTTGTCCAGCTGCTCCTGAAGTTGCTCCAGATCCTGCGCCTCCGATAGTGCCTGGTGCACCATTGGCACCTGCTGATCCAGGTTGTCCTGCAGCACCATTTGTTGCTCCGCTGCCACCTGCGCCTGTATTGCCTGCGACACCATTGGCACCCGCACTACCTGGTTGTCCTGCTGATCCTGATGTTGCACCAGAACCGCCTGCACCAGTATTACCTGCTGTGCCATTGGCACCTGCTGATCCAGGTTGTCCTGCAGCACCATTATTTGCTCCAGATCCAGCATTTCCTGGTTGCCCTGCTGCTCCAGCATTTCCATTGGCTCCAGCATTTCCTGGTTGTCCAGCATTACCACCAGCACCGTTTGTGGCACCACTTCCACCACCACCAGTATTTCCTCCAGCTCCTGCTGATCCTGGTTGACCAGCAGATCCATTAGAACCAGCAGCTGCGAGATCGGTGCTGGCTGGTCCTCCTCCACCGCCAGCACCGGATCCTGGATTTCCTCCAGCACCTCCTGCCGAACCTGGTTGTCCGTCCGCAGTATGAGTTATTGGGATCCAAGGACTATAAGTCTCTGACATTCCAGCACCACCACCGCCGCCACCGCCGCCGCCACCGCCACCACCTGGTGTTCCTGCATTTCCTGGTGATCCTGGATTACCTGCCGAACCACCACTACCACCATTACCAGCTGCGCCACCATTGCCATTATTACCTGTATTTCCTGGCTGACCTGTTGCACCAACATTACCTGGATTTCCAGCATTACCTTGCGCACCACCAGCTCCACCAGCACCATTAGTGCCTGGATTGCCTGAATTGCCTTGAGCACCTGGATTGCCAGCAGAACCACCAGCTCCACCTGCACCGCCAGCTCCATTATTTCCTGGTTGCCCTGCATTACCTAGTGCACCTGGATTACCTGCCGAGCCACCAGCTCCACCAGCACCTCCAGCACCATTGTTTCCTGGTTGACCAGTATTTCCTTGAGCACCTGGATTGCCAGCAGAACCTCCTGCGCCTCCAGCTCCACCAGCACCATTAGTGCCTGGATTGCCTGAATTGCCTTGAGCACCTGGATTGCCAGCAGAACCACCAGCTCCACCTGCACCTCCCGCTCCGTTGTTTCCTGGTTGTCCAGTATTTCCTTGTGCGCCTGAATTTCCTGCTGCACCACCCGCACCACCTGCACCGCCAGATCCACCATTTCCAGCATCACCATTTGTTCCTGGTTGACCTGCTGTTCCAGCGTTTCCTGGTTGACCAATATTACCTGCTGCTCCAGCAGCACCAGCGTTACCGCCAGAACCGCCTGGAAGAGAAACTGTTGTAAATGTAACAGATGAACCTGCTACAAAAGTTGTTGCATTTCCTGCATTACCTGCGGAGCCAGCAGATCCTGCTGCTCCAGGATTTCCGGCATTGCCTGGTTGACCTGATGTGCCAGGATTTGCTCCAGTACCAGCATTACCTGCTGCGCCTGTTGATCCTGGTGTTCCAGAGTTGCCATTTGCCCCCGCAGCTCCAGGTTGTCCTGCAGATCCTGGTGTTGCTCCTGTTCCTGCCGCTCCTGTATTGCCAGCAGCACCTGCTGAACCTGCATTTCCTGGTTGTCCTGCTGAACCAGATGTAGCGCCTGATCCTGCAGCACCAGTATTACCTGCTGTGCCATTGGCACCTGCTGATCCTGGTTGACCCGCAGCCCCCGAAGTTGCTCCAGATCCCGCAGCGCCAGTATTTCCTGCCGCGCCATTTGCACCTGCAGCTCCAGGTTGTCCCGCTTGACCAATATTAGCGCCAGAACCAGCAGCACCAGTATTACCTGCTGCTCCAGCAGATCCTGCATTTCCTGGTTGTCCGCTCGCGCCAGGATTTGCTCCAGAACCACCACCGCCAGTATTTCCAGCATTTCCGTTTGCACCAGCATTTCCTGGCTGGCCAGCAGATCCTGGTTGTCCACCAGTTGCACCTGAGCCTCCGCTTCCAGGATTACCTGCTGCACCTGTGTTTCCTGCTGCACCTGCATTACCACCAGAACCAGGATTTCCTGATCCACCTGATCCAGCATTTCCACCGTTACCAGCATTACCGCCATAATTAAGTAAAGTTCCTGGATATCCTGGTGATGCAGGATTACCGCCACCTTGACCATAAGTCCCACTTGCACCATAATTTGGATATCCGATATTTCCTGTAGGATTGCCATTTGTTCCTGTGTTTCCATTATTTCCTGGTGTGGTTGAACTTGGTTGTGTAAATACTGACCAGCCACCTTGTCCACCACCACCTGCATTGCCGCCGTTTGCACCAGCACCACCTGCACCACCATTTCCGTTGCTACCAGCATTACCAGTCGCACCAGCATTTCCTGCGTTTCCTGGATTGCCAGCATTTCCTCTAGCACCGCCTGGACCTCCAGCACCACCGTTTCCGTTAGTTCCAGGATTTCCTGAGTTTCCTGTAGCACCTGAATTGCCAGCAGAGCCTCCTGCGCCACCAGCACCACCGTTTCCATTTGAACCAGGTTGTCCAGTGTTGCCTTGTGCTCCAGGGTTGCCAGCATTTCCTCTGGCGCCACCAGCACCGCCAGCTCCGTTGTTTCCTGGCTGTCCTGTGTTGCCCTGCGCGCCTGGATTACCTGCTGAACCTCCAGCACCACCTGCTCCGCCAGCACCATTTGAGCCAGGTTGACCTGTGTTACCTTGAGCACCTGAATTGCCAGCAGAGCCTCCTGCGCCACCAGCACCACCGTTTCCATTTGAACCAGGTTGTCCAGTGTTTCCTATTGCTCCGGAATTGCCAGCAGAACCCCCTGCACCACCAGCACCACCCGCACCATTATTACCTGCATTTCCTGGCTGACCTGTTGAACCTTGTGCTCCTGGATTACCAGCATTACCAGCAGTACCACCTGTACCAGCAGAACCACCATTACCTCCGACGCCATTATTTCCAGGATTACCTGCAGTACCAGCATTACCTGTACCACCTGTACCAGAAATTGTAATTCGTCGAACGCCAAATGGAATGTACCATGTTCCGTTCGTTGAAAATGTAACGGAACCTGCTTTTACTCTCGTTTTTCGAAGAGTCGTCGCTGCTAATGGCATTTAAATCAACCTTTTAATTAAGCAGGTTGAACAATCTTATCAAGATTTGCCATCAATTGAGAACTTTGAAGTTCTGTTAAACCTTCTACAGCATTTGTGGCTACATCGTCAGTGTCATACACACCTTCCCAATGAACGATTGGGAGTTTTGTGAATGTCTTATGCGACATTGTTTCGCCATCATAATAGTTCCAAGTGCCTAGAGCTGAATACAAACCTTCGAGAGTTGAATCATCGCTCCAGTTTAAATGTTGAAATGGAACATTGTTATCTTTGAGAAGTTTAACAGCATTCCAGCACTCACCAGCATCTGCAGTCATTGCAGTATAAACAGTGATCTTCTTAATTTTAACTAAATTAGCCATTGTACAATAACCTCCTAACGTCCAAGATTGGCTAGGGCATGCGAAGCGTAATACGTTTCGCCGCCATCAAATGTCATCAATGTAATTACATCAGCAAAATCTGGTTTTGATGAGAGTATTGCAACTTCACCAAAAGACCAGAAAACGTTTTCAGGAAATACAACCTTACGATTTCCCATGTTATCTTGCTTTAATATTAATGTGCAAGAATAACTTTTATCTGCTTCTGGCAAATTATCGAACGAAATATTTATAATATTTTTTCTCAGTGTAATATGAAAAACATTTGATTCTCGTAGATCAAGAATCTCAATATTATTTACCGCATTTATTTTAGTAATCTTCTCGCGATACGCTTTTAATACGCCTTCAAATGTATCGAGACGATTTTTGCGAAGTGAAACTACATTTCCGTCCATTTTATTTTCCTCTTATCAGTAAGATACGTTAGCCATAGCATGTGCGCCAAAGTATGTAGCACCATTATTAACAGTAAACAAAGTAATCACATCAAGTTTGCTGGCGATTCCAGAAGACAATGTAGGAACTTCGGCATTCGACCAGTATACAGTATTTGCAAATGTAACAACATTTGCTGCAGTTCCAGGCTGTCTTAGGATTAGCGTTAATGGGCTAGACTTACCTGAAGCAGCAACGCTTGTAAATGTAATTGCTACAGTTGATGCTTGAAGCGTGAGATCAAAAATATTGTTTCCAGAAGCATCAGCTGTAAATGTCGAACCAGTAATTGTTGCACTGTTTGTGCGTTCAATATATCCATACAATTCAACACCACCAGAAGCCATTGGTCCTTGTGGACCTTGAGGACCTTGTGGTCCAGTCACACCCTGTGGTCCTTGTGGTCCCTGTGGTCCTTGTGGTCCAGTCACACCCTGTGGTCCTTGTGGTCCCTGTGGACCTTGTGGACCAGTTACACCTTGCGGTCCTTGTGGTCCCTGAGGACCAGTGACGCCTTGTGGTCCTTGTGGACCTTGTGGACCAGTAACACCTTGCGGTCCTTGTGGTCCCTGAGGACCAGTGTCGCCTTGTGGTCCTTGTGGTCCAGGAACGTTCGAAACACCAGCTGGTCCTTGTGGACCTTGAGGTCCAGTATCACCTTGTGAACCTTGTGGACCTTGAGGTCCAGTCACACCTTGTGGACCTTGCGGACCTTGTGGACCAGTCACACCTTGTGGACCTTGTGGACCAGTCACACCTTGTGGACCTTGTGGACCTTGCGGACCCTGTGGACCTGTTGGTCCTGGGACGTTAGACACACCGCTTGGTCCCTGTGGACCTTGAGGTCCAGTATCACCTTGTGGACCTTGTGGTCCTTGCGGACCAGTCACACCTTGTGGACCCTGTGGTCCTTGCGGACCTTGTGGTCCCTGTGGTCCTTGAGGACCTGCATCACCCTTGTCACCAGTTCTTGCAAATGTAATAATAACATTTGTTGAATCTGGGAATGTTGTTACGCCAGTTGTGTGCGCAACAGGAACATAGAAGTAACTTGAAGTGTGATCATGCAATCCATTAATACTAAAGAATGCAAACTCATTAATGTTTGCACTATTTGCTAACTTAAATGTTCCTTTGATTGTTGAAGTAGAGTCGTCAATTGTTTGTAGATAATTAAATACATTTGCTGAATTTTGATCAATGAAATCAATATACAATGTTGTTGCTGTCGAGAAAGATGCGCTATTGAATTTTAAATTTGATGATCCAGGATCTGAGTTTGCTGTGTTTGTTAGATACACAAACTCAAATGTTGCGCCACCGAATTCGCCAGTGTCACCCTTTGCTCCTTGAGGACCTTGCGGTCCTTGTGGACCCTGTGGTCCTTGTGGACCTTGTGGACCCTGTGGACCAGTAACACCAATCACACCTTGTGGACCTTGCGGACCTTGTGGTCCTTGCGGTCCAGTTAAACCAATTGGACCTTGTGGTCCTGTTGGTCCAGGAACATTTGAGACACCAGATGGTCCTTGAGGACCTTGTGGACCTTCAACTCCTTGTGGTCCTTGTGGACCAATAACACCTTGTGGTCCTTGTGGTCCTTGTGGACCCTGTGGACCTTGTGGACCAGGAACATTCGAAACACCACTTGGTCCTTGTGGACCTTCTGGACCCTGTGGACCTGTTGGTCCTGGAACATTCGAAACACCACTTGGTCCTTGTGGACCTTGCGGTCCTTGTGGTCCTGTTGGTCCAGGAACATTTGAAACGCCAGCTGGTCCTTGTGGACCCTCAACTCCTTGTGGTCCCTGAGGACCTTGTGGACCCTGTGGACCAGTCACACCTTGCGGACCTTGTGGTCCTTGAGGTCCTGTTACTCCTTGTGGACCCTGCGGTCCTTGTGGTCCTTGAGGACCAGTGTCGCCAATGACACCTTGTGAACCCTGCGGACCTTGTGGACCTTGTGGTCCAGTTACACCTTGAGGACCTTGTGGACCAGTGATACCCTGTGGTCCTTGTGGACCAATGTCGCCAGTCACACCTTGTGGTCCTTGTGGACCAGTTACACCTTGCGGACCTTGTGCACCAGTTACACCCTGCGGTCCTTGTGGACCTTGTGGACCAGTTGCACCTTGTGATCCTTGAGAACCAGTCACACCTTGCGGACCTTGAGGTCCTTGTGGACCAACACCCTGTGGACCTTGTGGACCCTGCGGTCCTTGTGGACCTTGCGGACCTTGTGGACCGCGTGCAATTTGCAAAACATTTACAGATTGGCTTTGCTGTTTAACTGTAACTGCCATTATTTTGTAACCTGTGGATACACCGTGATAATACCCTCAATAAGGCGAGTTACATTGTTGCTATTGACTTCTTTAATATCGTAGAGATATCTTCCAGGGCGAATATTTGCAGTCACAGCTGAATTTGCATTTGCATAAATGAAACCATTAGCAGCATCAGCGGCTGTAATTGATAGATTTGCAGTAACAGAAGAAGAATAATAGGACTTGCGAATTGATGATGTGAATGTAGAGTTCGCAACGTTTCTTGTAGAACCGTCTTCGTTAATTACAGTAATATCCACGCCAAAGGAAGTTCCTTGGTCCATTGATAATTCTACATACTGCGCCATCTATCATATCCTATTTTTTTATATTTATTGAGTTTAATTCGCTTTTCTTTCTAGCATATAGTCGAAAAGTTTTGATTTCATTCTTAAACGTTTTCTAACTTCATCTGGCTCTTCATACTTCATATTTAATTTGTTTAAGGCTTTTTTACGTCTATTAAGTTTAGCCTCTAGTTTGCTTGTATCTATGCATCGAATCCACTTATATCCTTTCCAAGAGTCTTCGTTATCATTATCGGCAAACTTACTGAAAACTTCTGAATATTCTACCTTCTCGCTATCTGCTAAACATTTATCATATGGTGCGCATTTTTCGCAAACATCATCACATCCTTTAATGTGAATCTGCCAATTTGTCTTTCTAAAGCCATGATAAAACAAAGTCCATGAACCAGGAATACATGATTTTAATTGATGAACATCGTCCTTTGTTCTAAAAACAAACTCACCTTTTTTGCGATTATAATCTTTGCCATTGAATGTTTCTAGATATCCACCCTTTAAAATGTAGGTTACTGTTGCCCAAGGATGATTATGATCGTATCCACCGTCAGTATATTTTTCTACAGGAAAGTAATGTAACCATACATTAGGTAACCATCTCATTCCCTTCTTTTTGTCTTCATCCTCTTCAAAATAAAACAAATAGTATCTATGCGCTAAAATGTTACCGTAAAAATCAACAAATACTTTTTTTCTTCCAATCTTCTCAAGAAATCGCAAAAACAAATTCATTTTGTAAACCTCACAATTTTTACTCGTCGCGCATTATTATTTGTAACATTTAATGTTGCATTCACAAACTTATACATACGCTTACTTCTTAAAATCTTTTCTCCACTATTGAGTGAATCAGAAAACAATAAAAAGCAAGATTCAACTTCTGGTCTTGATAATGTGATTGTTTCTCCAGATTCTATGGTTCTATTCATAAAAGTATATCTTGAATATGATCCATTTAATCTTGTAACACATAACATTTCTGCATCTTCGGAATTGAGAATAACTTTTGCTTTTGGTGAAGCAATTTGCCATCTGATGTGATTATCCACCCACTCACTAGACTGCCAATCAGTTGTGATGTCAGCATACAACTTATTATTCGCCATATCCTTTGTAAAGGTATAATTTGTAAGTGCTGGTGAAATCGTTGTTAGATAATTGTCTACTTCACTTTCAGATATCTGCCCTGATTTCCATTCCCACTCAGCTCTAATGTTTCCATTTAAAAATAATTGCCCATTAAAACAACTAACGACATTTGCCAGTGTTGAGTGTGGATTTAATGCGCCAGCAGAATGATGTGCGCTGGCGATGCTGTCGCGCATAATATATTTGCCAATGTTTCCTGGTTCAAAATGAGAGACTAAAAGTTCATCATCGTACAGACCAAGAATTTTAGGAGTTATATTGGATTCAAAAGCCATTATAATTCCTCTGCTTCAGTTTCTGGATCAGTGAAAGGGGCTTTGATATAACTCTTCAATGGAAGATTAATTGTTGTCTCGTCGCCGTTGTCCCATTGCAGTGTGGTATTTGCGCTATTATTTTCTGTATTTGCTGACATTAGTATACCAACACTCCATCAGCATAAAAGTTTGGACTTGTTTTAAATTTATTATTAAAGGTGTAGACTGTATCAAAATGATCAATTCGTACAATTTCATCTACCTGGATTGAATTATTGTCTTTATCCACAAAGTTGTCGC